TGTAGCAGCACTGATCGAACCTTTACTTAATATAGTTGCTCCCCCACCGCCGCAAGGTGCAGTTAATCTGCCTCTTATTATTGCGCCTACGGCACCAGCTGTTGATAACGATCAACAATACTTTGATTTTGACCGTAAAGCACGGTATGAAGATATTATGAAGGCCATTGATAATCTCGAAAACAAGATTATAATTCTCACGAATAAGATTGACGAAATCTCTACATTTGTAGATAAAAAAAAACTCAAGAAAACAATAATCGATGGACCTCAAACTGGATAAAAAAGCTTTTGCAGATAACTTCTTAAACATAATAAGCAAAGCCGTAGATGTAGCGTCAATTAAAGCTACTAAAGACGGATTGTATGTTGTATGTAATAAGCCTGATACGAGTATTATTTTACTCGGTAAGTACAATCACGCTTTAGATATAGAGCAAGAGACTACTCTCAATATTGGAGACATTAAAAAGCTACTAAGAGTAATTGAGTGTATTGAAGAGGATGAAGTTACTTTTAAAATTAATAGTAATCATCTTCTTTATAAGTCTAATACTATGCAGTTTAAGTATCATTTTCTTGATGATGCTATTGTACCTAAGGTTTCTCTTAAGAAAGAGAAGATTGAGTCTCTAGAACTTGATACCTTCTTCGATATTGAATATAAGAAACTACAAGAGATTCTTAAGGCTAGTTCCTTCACTACTGATACTAATAAGATCTATCTTTACGGTCAACCTGACGGTATATACTGTGAATTAGGAGATAAAGAGAAGTCTAATACAGACAATATTACTCTTAAGGTAGTAGACAAGATTGAGGGTCAACCACTCACTCAATCTCTACCGTTTAACTTAGATATCTTTAGAGTGCTATCAGGAGTTAAGTTTGATAAAGCAAGAGTGGGTATTAACCTGAAGTTTAAGGTTATGTCTTTCTTTGTTAAGCCAACAGACGATACGGAGTTTAAATTTATTATCTCGGGCTTAGTCAAATAATGGCAAACAAGATTACAACTCAGAGTTATTTTATTAAGAGACTCAAAGACTCCGGTTATCTCGTATATAGACTATTTGACGAGTATAGCGAGTCTGATCCTCGTAACTGGACTGTAATGATTGACCCTGGTCATGCATCAATATTTTGCACTTGCTATGTTAATCACGGCGATATGTTCGGAGAAACGTATTTTGAATTTTATGATGGAGGCCAGTTTATTCCGGAGAAGTTTAAGTTGAAAACTGACTCAATTGAGGTTATAATAACTTACCTTGTTAAATATGGAATCAATAATAAATCAGAGCTATACAACAGCAAACAAAACCCAAAACTATAAATTTATGAGTAATTCTAAAAACTATGACTGGCTTGGTGAAGACGTAGAAGGTAAACAGCCTTCATTCGACGCTGTTAACTACAAGTATATGGAGCCAGATCGCAACTACGATACCACGCTTAAGCCTGATAGTGCTTATATCGCTACTTTACCTGATCTACAGAACGGGCCCTCATCTCTTATCCAGGGTGCTAATGTAGCTATTCAGCAAGTGGGTATACATAACTTTAAGCTCCCTCTTAAGTGGACTCGTTCAGATGGTACTATTATTGAGCTTGAAACTGCTGTAACCGGCACTGTATCTCTTGATGCAGATAAGAAGGGTATTAATATGTCTCGTATTATTAGATCTTTTTACGAGCATAAGGATAACGTGTTTGATGCTAACTATATTGAAGACGTGTTAAAGCTCTATAAGAAAAATATCGGTACATTTGATGCTAAGATTATTCTTAAGATATCTTACCCTATACTACAAGAGAGTCTTCGTTCCGGTAATAAAGGGTACCAATACTATAACATCTCTATTGAGTGCAGTCTCAATCAACAAGGTATATTTGATAAGATTATTCACTTTGACTTTGTATATTCTTCTGCATGCCCATGCTCTTTTGAGCTCGGAGAGCATGCCCGTAAGTACCGTAACAAGGCTGTAGTATCTCACTCTCAGCGCTCAACGGCTCGTATCTCACTTAAATATACTGACCATATTTGGTTTGAAGAGGTTCAACAGATGTGCCTTAATGCTCTCAAGACTGAGACTCAAGTTATGGTTAAGAGAGAAGACGAGCAAGCATTTGCTGAGCTTAATGGGGCGTATTTAAAGTTTGTAGAAGATGCATCTCGCTTACTGTATCAAGAGTTTAATAAATGCTCGCGTATTATCGATTTTAAAATTGTATGTTCTCATTTAGAGTCGCTTCACTCGCATGATGCCATCGGTTGTATTGTCAAAGGAGTGGTTGGCGGATTTGTTGCGACAGTTTCTGAATCAGAACTCCGGAGTTTAGTTCGCTAAGTTATAAATATATATGGTGAGCAAACCCACAAAGAACACAAAGACCTCTAACAAGAGGTCAGTAAAGAAAGCAAGCCCTATACCACAGGCTCTATCTTTAAATGCGCCTGCACCGGCAAAGCCTTCTGAGCTAACTCCGATTGCTATAGCTGGTATGACTGCACCCGAACAAAAGAAAATACAGGAAATGCTGATGCACGCTCAGCTAGAATATGCTAAAATAAAGACTCTAGTGGTTAAAGAAAAGAAAAGAGAAATTGAAACTCTAGACCTTATAGTTAAAGAGTTTATGGGCCCCTTTATGTTGATAGGGTATGATCTTAATAATAACCCTGTTGAGATGGTATCGGCAGCCTCTCCAGGAGAACATGATGCACTTCTTGAGCGTTTAAGACGAGTAATGTATAAGATCAGTCAAAATATTGCTAATTCTAACGGGAGTGACCCGTATGGTTACAACAATAATTAAGAAGCTTAAGCTACTTTGTTTACCTAAGCATAGATATATCTATGTTGTGCTCAATGGTAAACTTAAAGGAGAGTGGCTCGTACAAGTTAAAAAGACAGAGCAAGAGACTACGTTTTTTTCGTTACCCGATAAATACGTGCGAGTGATAGCAACAAAAGATTTAGAGTGGGGGTTTAAGAATAAAGTATTAGAACCAGTAGATGTTTTACCTAAGAGCATATATAATGTGTGTGTAGCAGAGTATAACCTTCAAGCCACCAATGACCAACGAAATAACGCTCTTAATCGACGGGAACAACACACTTCACCGGACCCATTGGATAGCCAATAGCACTGGAAGACCATTAATTAACTCTAAAGGAGTTAACACAGGCAGTTCATTTGCGTTTATTAAGATTGTAAAATCTTATGTAGATCAGTTTAACGCAAATAAGGTATATATTGCGTGGGACCGAAAACTCTCCAAAGAAACAAATTTTAGAAACACTCTCACTGAAGGCACGTACAAAGGTACACGAGATCAAGATAGAAACAAAGAAGTATATAGTAGTGTAGATAGTATTCTTGATATTGTTGAGTGTCTCGGGGTTAAAAATATATTTCCAGGTAAATTAGAGGCGGATGACGTTATTAGTTGGCTCAGTAAAACAGTCCCTGGTAAAAAAATTATTATTAGTGTCGATAAAGACTTTATTCAGTTAGTTGCACCGGATATATCCTACTATAGTCCGGTTAAAAAACAATTAGTAGACAGTTATAACTTTGAAGAGACTTTTGCGGTAACCCCTAAGGAATACCTGTACTATAAAGCGATTATTGGCGACGTTTCAGACAATATTCCAGGTATTGAAGGGTACGGGAAGGTAAAAGGTCTCAAATTAGCAGTCTCATATAATGAATACACTACTACAGGCGAGTGTGAAGAAAAAGACCTATATACCATTAAGGCTAATGAGAAGACTATACTGGATAACTTAAAGTTAATGGACCTCACCTATGGTTTGAGTTTATTTAAAGAGGAGACTGATTTATATGGAGAGCAGATACTGAAACTAGAGAAGGTTGCGCCGGATTTCAATAAATTTAAGCAAATTTGTACTAATTTAGAGTTTAACTCTGTACTAGAAAAGCTAGATAATTGGCAAGCTTCTTTCAACAAAAAAGCAAATGGTAGTATTTTGACCGAGTATTTTAAGGCTTTTGAGTAAATATTGTATATGACCCCTAATGTAGAGCCTCGCGCGCAATCTTGTACCACCTGTGGACAACCTTCAGTACACCCTCGTATTATGCAGGTTAACCGTGGTAAAACTATTGTTACTGAAGCACATTGGATTTGTCCTAGATGTTCCAATAGATTTATGGTGGGTACAGTAAATATAGTTAACAGTGAAATCAAGAAAAACTAAAAAACTACTAGACGAAGCGTCTTATTACACTGGTGTTAACACTGGTACCCAGTCTCCAGAGACAATATCCGCTTATGAGTTTAGTAAAGACAGTGTACCGACTTTAAATAAAATTAGAGAACTTAAAGGCCAAGGTAATAAACCTGGCGCTCCACAAGAATTAGCATTTCCACTACAAGACGCAGTGAGAGAAT